TTACCAAGATTCAACCAACTCGTTCCTACTGTGTGACTATTCTTTGGATCTATAAATTTATTTTTCATTTAGGTTCTTCCTTGTCCATGCACCATAGCATGAATACGGGTATTACGTAACACGCACATAGAAATAATATTCCGTACAGTATTACCATTTTGGTTTGTACAATGTTTGTATTGTACCATCTCCGGGTATGTAGTATCCTTCTATTTCTCTTTTATTCACTCGCTTCGACAGTACTACGTTCGATTTCTTTTTCGACTTCTTTTTCTTTTTTGTCTTCATTTTGACCTACCAAGTTAGTTGGTTTGTTTATCGGCATACCACTTCTATTGAACCATCTATCATCATCTGTAACATACACATGACTTCTAAACTTTGTCTTGTCAATGTCTTTGCAAGTGATTGCACGTTTATGAATACCACCTTTATACTGTGAGTAATCTCTGTTGATCAATCTCATTGATCCTCCACTTGCAGGACTGCCGTAAAGTCTATCTATACTTTCTCCATCAGGTCCCATATGGTTGCTGATTACTTGATAATTATTGTTATTCATAGTTAATATTATACACGTTTAATTGGTTAAAGTCAATCACAAGTTAGCCTTTTGGGCAATCTCTTTTACCAATTCTACATCAATAGGACTACGTTTGAATCGTATTGCCCAATGTTGTGGATCCATTACTGCATATACAATCCCAAGTTGTTCATCGTTGAATTTGGATAGCATCTCTTTGCCACTTGCACAATTTAATACAAGCCATGCACTAATCTTACCATCACGTAAATGTTGTGTTACTCTGTTAAGACTTGCGTATCTAAAATAATCATTCCATGGTGCTTCTTGTTCATCTGCCCATTCCATCATAGTTTTGATTGAACGTTCTACTGCTGTTTCAACACCTTCCTTCTTTAGGATATCAATTGCATACTTTTCATACAGTTCATCTCTACACCAGTGATCAAGTTTAACTCCACTTGTTACTACATAGTCAATATACTTTTCTGGATACAGTGGTCGGACGTTGTTTACAAAAGATCCAAACTTTACAAATGCATTATAGTATTGACTGTCACAGAAGTCTTGATATGTCTTTTCTTTCTTAATGTTTTGACACAGTACATAGAATCTTGTAAAAGCATAATAACCTAACTGTACATGCTTTTCATTCTTTTGCAATGCACGTCTTTTCTTTTCGCACATATGAACTGCAAGAGTCTTTTCTCTTGAGTATGATGTACCGCAGTATGGACATTCAAATTTTTTGTCAGACACGTTAGTAACCCCTTGCGTATCTTTTATTTGTATCGTAACCTGCTTCAAGAATTGCTTTTCCGATATCTTTGTAGTCATTTACTTCCTCTAATACTTTTTGATATTTTTCTGCAAACGCTTTGTCAATACCTACACCTAACATTGGTGATATACGTTTTTGCAAATATTCATAATACATCATAGGCGTTGGGTGATAATCTAATGTAGGTTCTTCATCTAAGTTACCTAACTTTGCACCTTTGAACGATAAACGTTTATCATGCATCTGTACCATCCAGTTGTACATATCTTTTTCAACCCAGTAATTGTTCTGTAGGATCTTTTTGTATGGTGCCCAATACGGATCTTGTATTAGATCTTCTCTCATGTCTGTACCAAAGATCATTATAATTCTTGCCTTACAACTTGCTCTTGCAATACCTATTGCGGCGTGTATAGAGTTAAAGGAATGCATCATATACGAACGTTCATCCCATAACTTATTCATTACAAAGCCTTTAGTAGAATCAGCGGCATTGTCTACAAATATGTTTCCGCCTGGATACCAACTCTCTGGTAAGTCTGGATCGCTCTTGTGTGAATCAAATCTATGATAGTCAGTCCATTGTATAATAACTGTGTCGTCAGTAGTAAAGTCATGACGTAAACATGCTTCACTGAAGCGTTCCATAATCTGTCTATTGCCAGCACCCCTGTTACCCCAGTTGTAAAACTCTTGATAACTTTGCCCTAAGATGTCTGCCCATGTTGGCCAATGATATCTTGTTAGGCTACAACCAAATGTAAACAGTCTTCCGTTCTTTTTAATTATGGCCATTGAATTCCTCTATAAATTTTTCTATATCTTTTTTCTTATTCATATTAACTAACATCTGTATTTCATCTGCTTTCATGTTAGGAAATATCTTTTCAAGTTCTTTGCCTGTTTTGTTTGTTGCACCTTTTTTCTTTTTGTAACCAATCCATTCGTGATATTGAATAGACTTGTTTTCATTAGATGTCATGCATAGCAGTTGCCATAATAGTTTTTGATGTTTAGCAACTGTAAAATAATTCTTGTTGTAATATTCATTAGTCTTAAACACTGCAAGTTCTTGTGCTTCACGTTTACCTTTGACTACACTGCAATATCTATTAAGCAAAAAGAAACTAACGGCCTTACGTTGTTCATCAGTAAGTTCGTCCCATACTTCCTTTGCATTCATATCGATTGCACCAAGTATATCTTTTAAAGGTAATTTATCAGCCATTTAGTTTTGTCTCTATTGAATATGTCATACCTATTGTAACACGAAACGGAACAGTAGTCAAGTCCATCGTGTGCCAATAGTGTGCAGGAAACAGTACACCATTTCCTCTTTTATATTTTGTTCTTGTTAATTCAGTCTTACCATCTTCTTCAAAAAATATTGTATCACCGTCTGCATCATTAACATAGTAAACAAACGTCCATAGTCCAGGTTCGTTGTTGCTTACGTCAGTGTGCGGACCATAGTAAACATTTTGTACAGTACCATTTAGTCTTGTACGTGTTACTGTATTGATTTGTGCATCTGGTATTGTGTTAGGAATAATATCACGTGTTAGTGCAGTGTGCAATAACTTTGTAAGTTCTTTGTGGTCATCAAGTATATTACTTTGTGTACAAAACATAACATCAGTGAATAGTGCAGGAGTCTTGTATTTGTTTCCTTCTTCGTGTTCTTCTGGTACACTTACAAACTGCCAATTAACATCTTTAGTTTGATCCTCAATGTATTGTACAAGCCAACTTGGAAACGGATTTTCAATATTAAAAATGTTATCTTTGCTTACTATCATCTTTTCAAAAACCTTTTCGCGGCATCAATTGGATTACGTAAACCTTCATACGTTTTATCAATGAAGCCTATATGTTTAGTTAGTTTGTTGTCTAATGCTTCAAGTGTTAATTGTAATTTGTCAACCTTTACATTTAACAATTCTATATCTCTCATTAGTTTTTCTTCGTTGCTTGGACTCACTTGCCTAACTCCTCTATAGTTTTTGTATCCTCAAAGTCTACTCCTGTGTCTGTGTAAACTGCCACTGCCGCAAATAATACTAAAATAAAAATTAATAATCGCATTACTTTCCTTTCTTTTTCATTCGGTTTATAAAACGTGCATAACTTCCTATGCCCATCATAAGACTGTTCATCTTGTTCAGTTCCTCTGATGAAACCAAATGTGTTTTTAATTCGATCCGTTTTTCTGTTAGTGGTACCAAGTGTAGCCACGGATCACCCGGCTCAATAGTTAGTTCACTGTTGAATGGTACCATCAAGTTAACAATAGTTGCATGTTGATACTTGAACTCTGATATAGCAGGAACTGTCCAATACTCTATTGGATTAGTCATATGCCATTGCGGACTTGTCCATAACCATTTGGTTCCGCTTGTATCTCTTATCTGCCACGGACTCATTACCTTGCCATGAAACATGTTTGGCTTGTGGTGTGCATAGTCTTGTGGGTCATGTGGTATAACAGGACTGCCTTCTGGATACGTTTGTATCATTGCTTGATCAGGTTGATCAAATGTTTTAATTTTTAATTGCATCCAGGCAGGAAACATAACGCCTGTTGTTAATAATTCGTTTACGTGTGGACAACGTTTTAGTGTAGCATTGTCTAAGCCTTGATATGTCATGCTATCAAACTTACGTGTTGATGCCATCTTCTTCCACCATTCAGGCATTGTGTCCTTGGCAAGTTCAGGCTCATACGCATCATAGATAACACGCTGATCAGTAAAACAATCTAATGTTATTGTGCTTGGCTTATTAAAAATACTAAACATCTTGCCTCGTTATATGGTCGTTGTCTGTTTGGTGTGGGCGTTCTAACTCACAGTGCCAATTCATACCCATTACAATTCTACGTTGTGTAGATTTGTTAGGTTGACTCCTATGACTCAACCAACCAGGAAAGAACACTACATCGCCCTGTTTGACTTCAACCTCTGTAAAGTAGTTATGAAGTTTTGATTGATTTTGAGCGAAACGTGGATAACCTGCAAACAACGTTCTTTCTTTATTTTCAAATTCTAAGTTGCCACCATTCTCTGGTTGCTGTATGTACACACTACACACAAGATGACTATTTCCGTGATCGTGTGTATCAGTCCATGCACCTTCAAAGTGACTGTTGACCCAACTCTTTGTTACACCAAATGTATTGTAGTTCAAGTCCCATGCTTCTAAAACTTTGTTTGCTTGTCCTTTTAACCAACCGTTCAATAGTCTTGTTTCTTCCCACAAGTGTGGAGCATCAAGATGTCCTGTACTTGTAATACCACCATCTTGTTCTACTTCACCTGGATCAATAATAGTGTCTAATAGTTTTGCACTACGTTCAGCAATAGCAGTTAAGTCAACAGGACAGTTGACCTTATAAACTAAATGAGGTGATATTAAAATAGGTTCCATTATTTGTCTACCACCATTAATATTTTTTGTTGTTTCTGCCATGCATTTATGACCACGTTACCTTTTATATGTTTAGTTACTTTTTCAGTCCACCAATCTTTTCCTTCGATTATCAAATGGGCGTTACGACCATCTGGTAATGTTTTAATTGCTTCTCTTGTGTCAATTAACAAGAACGCACTCTTTTTGAATAGTGTGTTTATGTGTTGTAATACGTTATCAATCATTTCAGGTTCAATGTGTTCAAGTACATCTGTACACATCAATAAGTCTGTTGCAAACTCAGGTATCTTGTTATATTGTAACACACCTGGGTCATAACCTTGCAGTTCACATTCTGGATAACGCTTACCAATCTCTATCATAACGTTACCTTTACCACAACCATAGTCAGTTAAACTCTGAGGCTTCCATTTATCAATCCACTCATTAAGTCCCTTGTACTTTCCAGCACTGCCGAAACTTGATTTAAGTTGATGCAATTTCCGTAATTGATTTTGATAATGCCCAGAGTACAACTTCATTTAAAATAACTCTCCGTAGTCAATAGTTTCAATTTGTCTTGAAACATCTTTAATAAAGAATGCACACATAGGATTCTTACCTTCCGATATTGGCACACTTAATAATTGACCATTCTTAGTTTTAGGTACATGCCATTTTACATCATTATAAAAGTTTGTAACTTTTAATTCTGCAAAGTCTGGTTTGTAACTCTTTAGGGGATTAAAAATAAATGCTTCGAAACCTCTGTCGTTAATACTTGTTAACGGAAGTATTTCTAAGTCATTACCTGTTTCTGAATCTCCTACTGCAATATGCCAATCAAGTGGCATACTAATCTCTTTGCCGTTAATCTCCATAACAATAGCCGGCGAACTAAAACTTTCTAAAAATATTAGAGGTATAAAAAAGAAATCAGGATTTTGAGGATCGCTGTTATCTAATACACTGAATCTAATATCTTCTTCAATCTGTTCTGGCAGGTTGTTAAGTGAAAAGGCTTTGTTATCTAACGTTAATATATTCATTTCTTTCCTTTATTTTTGCCAATCTATTTTTTCAATAGTGAATGGATATTCTGCTTCTTTGTAAAACTTTTTACGTGATGTTAAATGTCTCTTTGCATATTTGCATGTAGACGTAACGTCCCATATCTGTACAAAGTCCTTATCTTGTGCCTTTCTTATGCCTCTGCCAATTGATTGAATTACTCGGACAAAACTCTTGCCTGGCTCGAGTAAAATTAAATTAAAGATACGCGGTATGTTAATACCAACAGCCGCAACACCATACGTTGCGATAATAACTTTGTTAGTACCTTCTTTAATTTCATCATATGCATCTTTTCTATCTGCAAGTTTAACATCGCCTTTGACGAACACTGCATCTGGAACGAGATCCAATAGTTTTTCTCCTGCTGATATTCTATCAACAAGTATTAGTGTATTACCTGATTGTGAAACAGATTTTACTAACTTACCAATATATTCTAAACGACTTTCGTTTGTTGTTAGATACTTCAGTTCACTTTGATAATCTCTGTGTACTACTGTGTCAATCATTTGTAATATGTTAACATGACACTTACTCAATACACCTTTGTCTTGTAATTCTTTTGCACTGATGTTTCCTATTACAGGACCTAAACTTGCAAGTATGCTTTGAAACTCAAATTGTTCCTTAGGTATAGTTCCTGTTAGTCCCCAACGTATAGGTGCATTCTTTAAATTTTGTGTTAGCAGTTTCTTAAGTACATCTGCTTTTGCTTGGTGTACTTCGTCAATGATAATAGTTTTTACGTCATCTAAAAACTCTGCAAGACTTAAAACACTTTGTCCGTCTTTGTTACGTTTGTCAAGTATGTTTAAACTTTGCCAAGTACAAATAGTATGTGTCTTACCTAATTCTTTTCTATCACCAAAGTATACACCTACGTCAAGTCCACAGTTAACATAATCTTCTTCTGTTTGTGTAACAAGTGATTTGTTAGGAACAATAACTAACGTCCGACCAAGTTTTTCTGTAATGTGTGATAGACATGCAGTAATGATTGTCTTACCTGCACCAGTTGCAACTTCTTGTAATGCTTGTGGATTCTCTAAGAAGTTATTAATTGTTTCTACCTGATAGTCACGTAATACAATAGGCTGTCCTTCAAGTTGATGTCCTTTAGGCCAACTACGTGCCGCGAAATAGTTTTCATCAATCTTACTAAATTTTAAATTGTGTGTTTCTCTGTTGTCTACAATCTCTGCAACTTCAACACCTTGCTCATTCAATACCTTTAACACAACATCAAGATGATTAATGTAACCACTACCACCTAAACCAAAGAAGCCTACAGTGCCGTCCCATCTACCAAGTTTGTACTGTGGCAAGTAACGTGCATACGGAACTTGAAACTTTAGTTTGTTTGCAATCTTTCTACGAACGTCAACAGATAAGTTTTCAACCTTAAAGTTTACTTCGTCATGTATTACTATTCTGCAACTGCTCATATGGCTTGTATTCCTGTTGTGTATGTGTTGTCTCTGTGTCTTGTGTATCTTGAGATAATGCTATCTTCTGCTGTCCAAAATATTTTCAAATCAAATCTTTCTACGTATTCTCTTGCAACATTGTGAGATCCTCTTGAATTGCCAAGCACAAGTACACTCACTGGATCAAAGTCAGACTTTAAAATAGGTTTTGTTATTTTCTTTCGATTAGCAACAACAAGTCTTGTTGAATTGCTTATACTATTATTTAATGCCTTGTCCCTGACGAATTGGTTAAATTCACCATTGTTCTTATTGTCCAATCTAAACATAACGGATATGTCTTGGTTATGTAAGAAACCTTTAGTTGCATGATATAACATGCTTAATTGATCTGTTGCTGATTCAGGCTCCAACAATACAATACAAGGGAACCTGTTTAGTTCGTGTAGGCTTTCAAGCACATGATCCAATGACCATTCATTTGAATTAACAACAACTGAACTATTTTTTCTTTCTAAAATTTTGTGTGTAAGTGTTGAAACTTGTGGACACGAAAAGTCTGGAAAATGATGTAAGCCATACAAGTAACGCTTGTCCCAAAGTTCAAGCATATTCTCATCTGGATTAGGATATCTATCAGTTAACTTTTGAATCAATGTTTCGTTCATGTTCTTAAATTGATTATCATATATGCCCGGAACAATATTATCCTTGTTCATATCAAACTGTACAAGTTCGTCATAGTATTCTTGTACGTCCTTATCAATTTCAAAATCTTCTTTAAATTTATATGCAACAGTGCATACTTTGTAAATGTTTCGTTCGTTTGCTTCAAAGTGATGCGTATGCTTTTCGTAGTAGTAACTGTCGTCATTATCCTTTTTTAGATCCTGTACATGTTCAATTACATCATTACTAAACGGAAATCTTATGCTTACATAGTCTAACTTATTCTTTTGTGTAAACTTAACCCAATGACTTTTGTCTACTTGTCTGTAAGGTTCTCTAATACTGTCTACGTGTTTGGTAACATCAATATTTTGATTAGCAAACTGTTCTGTGTAATATTCAAGAATCAACTTTTTAACAAGTTCGTGTTGCTTTTCGGTTAATGCAGATCCTTTGAATACCTGACGTGCAATGCTTGATAAGACTTTTGAGTTGTCAGGATGTAATTGAAAGCACTTATCTTTCCAATGCTTACCTGGCAAGACTGTTAATCCTGCAAGTGCTTCTAATAAATCTTCAACTTTGTATTCGTGGTTCATCTGTGATTCCTATACTATAAAATCTATTATACAGGATTATAGTAAAGAAGTCAAGTGTTTTATTGGGGTACCTTGAGATATTTCCGGCACACTCCATTCCGTGTATGCCAAATTGTTAAGCCATTGTTCTCTATCAGGCATTAACGGATTGTTAATGTTGGTCAAACTTTTCATGCTCATGTCCCATGCAAGACTGCTTTGACCTGTGAATACAGGAATACCATTCATGACTGCCTGTGTTGCAGGATTGCTTGACCAATTTATTACAGCATATACATCTTCAAACTGTAAGTCAAAATCATCATAGGTGCCTGGTATTTGTTTTGGTGCTTGTACTTCTATGCCTGGTATATTAATTTTGCAACGTGGGTGAGGTCGAACAACTATTTCTCTGTCCGTCCACATCTGAACGCCTCGTATCATGTCAGACACGAACTGCTGTATCGGAGGCATACCTTCCCATTGTTGACTCTTGTCATGCTGGGTACAAATTACAATCTTACTGCCGTCA